TCAAGGGCGTTCAGCGATCCGGAAGCTTCGCGACCACGCCGCCGGGCTATCGCGTGTCGTGGCCGCGTCCTCACCGGCCACGGCCACCGCCCCCCACATCGACCGCGCGTTCATCTCGGCCAGTGACAGGCCGACATCCGGCATCCACAACGCCTCGGCGGCGGCACCCAGCGCCCGCAGCATGCGGCGGTGTTCGCCGCGGACCTCGGCGGTGGAGAGCAGCGGCAGGGTGAAGCGGACCACGCGCGGGTTGGCGAGCGCGGGCACCGGGAATTCGGCGCCGGTCAGGGCGTTGCGGTCGCGCCGGTCCAGCACTTCGCGCCCTTCCTGCAGCCCGTAGGCCGGGCCGTGCGCCACCCGCCAGAGTGGGCCGGCGACGAGGCGGCCGATGTCCACCGTGTCCATGCCGGGCGCGGCCACGTCCACCTGGAGATAGCGCCCCATGGCCGCGCCGGACCGGAGCAGCACGACATTGCCGTTCGCGGCGTCGCCGGTCTGGGCCGCCAGCACGCCACTGTCGTGGGCGAGCAGTGCCGGCACCAGGCTCGACCCGGTTAGCGCGAGCGCCGTGCATTGCGCATCCGACAAGCGCTTGGTCCAGAAGGCGACGTGGCGGACGTGGATGATGCCGGTGGCGGCGCCGTATGGTGGTCCGCCCCAGGGGGAGCCGCCGACATACAGACCGTCGTTGGTGGCGGGATAGGTCACAGACGTGATCTGGCGGGAGAGGACGCCGTCGAGGCCGGCAGAGGAGGCACCGGCGCCGTCCATGGCGAGCACGATGCGGCCGCCAGTGCCGGGCGGGTAACTCACGGTGCCCCCGACGATGGAACCGCCGCCGACGTCATCGTTCAGGGTGGTGAGGCCGGCGGTGGTGCCGCCCGGGCTGCGGACGAAGTAGGTCGCCTTGGGGAAGCCCCAGACGCCGTCGGTGCGGCCGAGGCCCAGCGGCAGGACGGTGCCCGTGCTGGCCTCGTTGCCGCTGTCGACCAGGAAGGTGAAGGGCAGCGCCGCCGGCGACGGCAGGCGGATCACGGCGCAGTCGGACGCGCGGGTGGTTACGGCGGGGGTCCCGGGGGCCGGCAGGATCACCGAGGAAGGGGTCGCGCCTTTTTCCATCTGCGGCGCGCCGACGCGGATGGTCAGGTCGACCGCCCCGCCGAAGTCGAGACGCAACGAGCCTTTCACGGCCGAGACACCGGTACCGGCGGTGGCGGGCGCGCTGGCCCAGCGCTGGGTGGCGAGTGCGGCGGCGGTCGGGGTGACGGCGCCCTGGGAGTTGGTGCCGCCGCCGGAGTAATAGACTCGGGTGGTGAAGCCGGTGACGTTGGTGAGGCTGCCGGCGACCAGCCGGATGAAGGCGCTGGTGGTCCAGACATCGCCGGGGGCGGCGGTGAACCAGTTCTCGCAGTCCAGGCCGATATTGCCGGTGGCGGCGCCGCTGAAGCGGATGTCGCAGTATGGGATGCCAGATTCCGTGCCGGTGCCGACGATGGTGACGGTGATGCCGGCAAGGGTGCCGGCGCTCCAATACGTCGGAGCCGCGCCACCGGAGCCGATCACGCCGGCGGTGGCACCTTCGGCGCGCGGGTTGCGCACATAGTTGCTGCGGCTCTCCTCCAGCAGCAGGCCGCGGGGCTGGCGGGTGGCCGGGTCCCAATCGAAACGCGGCACGTCGGTGCCGGACTGCACCAACTGGCCGGTGGCGTCGAAGCACCAGGCCGAACCGGCGCGGGCGAACAGCCAGCCGGTCGGTGGGACGAAGGGCACGGCGGTGAAGTCGGCATCCACCGTGCGGGGTTCCTCAACCAATGCTTCGGCCGGGCCGACGCGCCAGCGGACGGTCGCGGTGTCCGGCAGAGTGGTGGAGATCAGCGCCACCGCCTCGACCGGGGTGTCGGTGCCGAAGTCGACCAGCACGCCAGCGGTGCCGCCGAGCCAGCGGGCGCGCAGGCGCGGCTGCGGGTCGAGCAGGTTGGAGATGGGCAACGAGGCCACCGGCGTGCCGGCGGCGGAGGTGAGCGCGATGGCGCTGCGGACACGGTCGTCCCAGAGGAAGGCTCCGGCCATCAGCGCGGCACCGAACGGAGTGAGCGCAAGCGCACGATCATCTTCAGGGCTCCGGCAGGGTGGACAGTGTAATCGTGAGGCGGCGGGCGCCGAGGGCCTCGCGCCAGGCGACCACGACGCCGCGGATGCCACGATCGAGGCCATAGGCCGGATAGGTGACGCGGCCGATGTCACCGCATTCGATCTGGCCGAGGTAGCGGTCGGTCTGGATTTCAAACAGGCGGGGTCCGGCCTCGACCCAGCGGCGCCATTTGTCGGCGCGGGCGAGCGCATCGGCCTCGGTGGCGTAGAGGCCGGCCAGGCGCAGGTCGCGCTGCTGGGCCACGCGGCTGGTGACCAGGGCGCTCTCGGCGCGGGCAGGACCCGAGGCGGCGCCGGCGAGGCGCTGCCGTTCGGTGCCGTCGACGCTGCCGGCGAGATCAGAAAGCGGCGTCCAGTTGCGCTGCCATTCCACCGCGATGGCGCGGGGCAGCGGGCGCAGCCCGGCCGGAAGGGCGAGCGGTTGCAGGTCGATGATCCAGGGCGCGGGCAGGTCGAATTGCGGCAGGTCATCAGCGAGCGGATCGAACAGGCGCAGCAGCCCGGCGCGGCCTCCCGCCAGGACGGCGCCGCAACTGGCCAGGATGTCCTGGGCGGCGTCGGCGGTGCTGATGTCGTCGGGGCCGCGGAACCAGCCGATTTCGCCGGCAAGGTCGACCTGGGCAAAGGACCAAGCGTCGGTCTGCAAGTCGGTGTCGGAAAGTTGCGGCCCGAGCGCCTGCACGAGGCGGCGCAGCACGTCGGGGATGGCGTTGGCGTAGCCGCCGGTGCTGTCGCCGCGGACATCGGCGGTGACGGTGCCGTCCGGCGTGCTGCCGAGTTGGAACACGCCGAGGCTGGGCCAGTCGCGGTATTGCCCGACCGTGGGCGTGCCACCGACGGCGGTTTGCAGCACGCCGCGGATGCGGACGGCGTCGTGGGCAACAACGGCGCGCCAATTGGTCTGGTAGGTCGGCAGTGCGCCGGCGCTGAGATCGACATTGCCGAGGGCGACCGGCTCTGCGTTGAACACCCGGCCGAGGCAGACCGGCTTGGGCTTGTCCTTCACCGCGAGCGGGCCTTCGATGCCGCCGGTGCCCTGGTAGCGGGTGGTTTGCAGCGGGGTGGCGAGGCGCTCGGCGACGTCGACGATGGACAGGCGGGCACGGAACGAGGCGGCGCGATCGATGGCGCGGACCATGCCGCGGAAGGCGATCGCTGTGGCCGCGAGCGGCGTGCCGGCATTGGAGGCGCGCGGATCGGTAGCAGTGGCGATGCGGATGGTGGCGAGGCGGCCATCGGCCGTGCCGAAGCGGGCGACATCGGCGAGTGCGCCGTCGCCGTCCCAGAGGTCGATGTCGGCCAGGCCGAGGGCGACGCGGCCGCCAACGCCGATGGCATCGACCGCGCTCTGCGACAGTTCCACGTCGGCGAGCAGGCGCGGCGGCCAGGCGGTGCTGGCCGGCTCGTCGGAGGGCGCGCTGGCCCAGCCGGCGCTGGCGGCGCGGAAGACCGCGATGCCCTGCGGGGTGATGAACACCAGCGCCAGGACGGCATCGGCGTCGGTCGCTGGGGCGCCGAAGCAGTCCATCAGGACAAACCCTTGGTCTCGATTTCCAGCAACACGATCGCGGCGAGCGGCTGGCTGCCGGCGCTGCGGGATGGGCGGGAGGACAGCGTGGCGAGTTCCAGTGCCGCCGGCAGCGTGGCAGTGGCGACCACGCCGGCCGGGCCGAAGCCGTCCATCACGCCAGCACCTCGGCGACGCGGGCGGCGTCGATCAGCTTGTGCTCGACCAGCAGCGCGAGGCCGGCGGCGAGTTCCGGATTGTCGAGTTCGACGAATTGCGTGCTGTTGAGGTCGTCGAGCCAGACCTGCAGCGTGGCGTCACCGGCGTCGAGCGCTTGCGACGCTGCCAGCGTGATGGCGGCGCGTTCTGCTTGCGTGAAGCGGCGGCGGAAGGCGAAGGCGGACAGCGTGCGCGGCGCAGCGGATGGTGTGTCTGCGGTGTCGAGGATCTCGACCGCCTCCATGCCGCCGCTGCGGCCGATGGCATCGATCAGTGGGTCCTCGGCCGGGGCCGGCACGCCGACGGTGAAGCGGTGCTCATCGAGGGCGCGGCGGAAGGCTTCGACCCGCAAGGTGACGGCGTCCTTGCCGCCGAGGGCTGCAACGGAGGAGGATTCGATGCGCATGGTCAGACCCCTGCATAGATGAAAGCGTTGGCGACGAAGGCCGGGGGCACGTTCTGCGCGCCACCGGCGCCATTGCCCTGGATGCTGATGCCGGTGCCGTTGCCCTGGATGGTGATGCCGGTGGTCGATGAGGTGCTGGTGCGGTTGTAGTTCTGGCCCCAGCCGCCGGAGCCGAAGCCGTCGCCGGTGTAGTCGCGCAGGGCGGCATTCACCGTGTGGGTGTGGCCGGGATCGTTCACGCCATGGTTGTGGGTCGGGTCGTTGACGCCGTGGTTGTGCGAATGCAGCCGCTCATCACCGCCGGCGGCGCCAAGCGTGGTGCCGGTGATGCCGGAGTTACCCCCTGTCAGGCGGCCGGCGGCGCTTCCACCCATGTCGTCGCGGCCAAAGGCAGCGCGGCCGCGCAGATCGGGAATGCCGAACGTGGTGCCGCCGTCGCCGGCGCCGAAGGTGGTGCCGAACACGGCGAACAGCGGCGCGTAGGTCGCGCGCGACAGGTTTTGCCCATTCGCCCAGACGCAGCGTGGCGGTGGCAGGTTCATGCCGCCCCAGATGATCTCGCCGACCGCTTTGCCGCCCTCGAAGAACGCCGCCCAGGCGGTGCCGACACGCAGGATGTCCACTGCCTGCAGCGGCGCCAGCACAAGTGTGGTCTGGCCGTTGATTTGCTCGGCGCCGGACGGGTCGATGGTGAGCGCCGCCGTGCCGGCGTTGCGTACCAGCACGCCCAGCCCCTCCGGCACACTGGCGATCGCGGGCAGCGCCAACGTGGCGCCCGTGTTGCCCTGGAACAGCACGGCATTGCCGAGATCGGTTGTGCCGAGGGTGATATTGCCGGTCCCTGTCAGCACGCCGCGCTGCGCGGGATCGATCCAGGAGAACACGTCGGCGGTGCCGGCCGGCAGCGAGACCAGCGAGCCGCCAGATGACGAGGCGATCACCGTGCTGCGCGCCAGCGTGCCGGGCGAGCCGCCGTCGAAATCTCCATAGCCCATCTCATAGAAACTGGCGCCCTGGATGACGTACGGCACGCGGCGGGTCCCGGTGCCGTAGGCCTGCTGGAAGCTGCGCCGTCCGGAAGCGGCGGCGTTCAGCGCCAGCGTGCCGGTGCCGGCCGTGTTGGTGCTCTGCTGGCAGCGCCAGGCGAGGATGGGCATGACAGACAAACCCCTTGGTTTGGCGAGGCAAGCGACAGCGGTGCGCTTGCACCGCGAGAGCGCTGGCGGTGGTGGATCAGGCGACGCGCTGGCGGGCGATCAGCGCTTCAAGCGTGCTGGCCAGGCGGCGCAGTTCGGTCAGCGTGGCGCTGGCAACATCGACCTGCTGCTGGCCGAAGCGGGCGAAGGTGTCGCGCAGGGCGTCGGTGCCATCGACCTGCGCCTGCAACAGCGAGCCGAGGCCGGCACTGTCGCCACCCTTCGAGGACACCAGCGACGCCACCTCGGCGACCAGCGAGGCATAGCGTTCCGACGTGCCCAGATAGTCGCGGGCGACCGGCAGCACCTGGCGGGCGACGGTCGAGAAATCGTCCAGGCTGCCGCCGGCGTCGAGCGATCGCCGCGCATCGGACAGCAGCGACAGGCCGGCGAAGTAGCGCTGCTCGGGCGCGAGCGCGGATTGCGTGCCGATGGTGAGGTCGGTCAGCAGGCCGCGGGCGGCCTGTGCGTCGGCTTCCGCTTGGGCCGCGTTGCGCTTTTCGATGGCTTGGCGCTCGGCGGTCAGCACGCCAGTGAGTTCACCGGTGATGCGGGCATACTCCGCCGTCGCGGTGTAGGCATCGCCGAAGGCGGCGGTGAGCTGATCCGTCAGTGCCTTCTGCTCGGCGGTCGCCGATGCGTCGAAGGCGAGCAGGTCGGCTCGGCCGGTGTCGCCCTGGGCGCGGGCAAGCCGGATCGCGTAGCCGGTCTCGGTGTCGGCGATCAGCTTGGCCGCGGCGTCGCGCAGGTCACCGATCTGCTTGGCACGCGAGGCGTTCAGCTCGTCTTCGGCCAGGCCGTACTCCTTCGCCTTGGCGACGGCATCGTCGAAGGTCTTATTGAGCGCGTCGATCTGCGTCTGCAGTGTGCCGATTTTCGGCGCGGTCGAGGGCACCAGCGTGTCGTAGGTGCCGGCAAAGCCAACCGCAGATTGCAGCGCATCGAAACTGTCGAAGGCCCGGCCAGCGAAGATACGGTTCAGCGTGGCGCCATGGGCGTTGTCGTTTGCCGCAGTAAAACGCAGCGCCGAGGCGCCCTGTGCCAGCGTCGGCACCTCACCGGCGACGTAGCCGTTGTTGCCGCCGACGATGTAGGTGCCCGAGGCGCGGATGCCCTGCGCCGAGAGATACTGGTTCAGCTGCACCAGTTGCTGCTGTTCCGCGGCGAACTGATCCTGCGCCACCGGGTCGATCTTCGGGTCGGTGATGATGAGTTGGCCGTTGGCGTCGGTCTCGACGTGGTAGCCCCAGCCATGGTGTTTCTTGCCCGGCCCGAACAGCGAGCCGCCGGCGCCGCCGACAAGACCACCGATCAGGCCGCCGATGACGGTGCCGATGCCGGGGATGATGGAGCCGATCGCCGCCCCGGCTGCGGCACCCACGCCGGAGCCGACCATGCTGCCGGTGCCGTGGTTCGGGTTGATCATGCTGCCGAGCATGCTGCCGGCGCCGAAGCCGAGCCCGACACCGCCGAGCATGCCGCCGATCGTCGCTGCCGGCATGGCCGAGACACCGGCGCTGCTGATGGCCCCTTCGGCAATCATGCTGTTGGCGCCGCCGGCCATCAGTCCGGCGACCGCATCGGTGCCGGCCAATGTGGTGCCACCCCACAGCGTCGTGCCCATGATTCCGGACAGGCCGAGGCCGCCGGACAAATCGTAGCCGAACAGCTTTGCGCCATCCATGCCGAGGCCGAGCGCATCGCCCAGGCTGCCCAGCATGGAACCGCCGCCCGACCCGGAGGAAGATGCCGCCGAGAGAGCCGACCCCATCGTGACCCGTGAGCCGCCGAACAGCGCATTCAGCGCCGGGTTCAGCACGGCAAGCTTCAGCGCCTCCTGCGCCACCGAGGCCAGCACGCCGCGGGCGATGTTGCCGAAATTGACCGCCTGGCCGGAACCCGAGACAAACGCGTTGGTAATGGCGTTGCCGACCTGGTCGAACACCTGGGTGCCGAGCGTGCCGATCTCGCTGATGGCCGCGCGCTGGCGGTCGAGCGCAGCATTCGCCTCGGCCACGTCGGCGGCCAGGCGGATCGATTTCTGCGAGGCGTCGCTGCCGGGATCGCCCTGGCGCTCGACAATGCGCTGGCGCTCGCGCAGGGCGGCGAGTTCGCGCTCGCGCACGCCCGTTTCCTCGGTCAGCAGTTCCGTCTCGCGCTGGATGTATTCCAGCTGGTGCTGATTCTGCAGCGTCGATTGGGCAGAGGCGATGTCGCTGTTGACGTGCGCCAGCCGCAGCTGGGCGTCCGCCTCGCGGTCGATCTGCTCGGTGGTGGACTGCACGCCGTCGCGCAGCAGGTGCATCGCCTCCTTCTGCGCGTGGGCGTGCGCGATGGCGGCGGCGACCGCGTCGTTGCTGTTCTGATAGGCGGCCAGCACGAGCGCCTGCGCGGCGACCTCCGATTCCGTCTCCTTGATGACATCGTCGATGTTGCGCTTGTGCTCGACATGCTGGGCGCTGAGCTTTGCCAACTCCGCCTGCAGCAGGCCTTTCTCCAGCCGGTCGCGCTGGTCGGCGGTGAGGCCCTTTTCCTCCGCAATCCGGTCGGCCTCGCGCCGCGCAGTGAGTTCGGCCAGGGCGCGGCCGGTCTTGCCTGCCGCTTCGGCCTCCTGATCGGCCTGGCGCAGGCGGTCGCTGACGATCTTCGCCTGGCGTTGCTGGTCGGCGGTCACGCCGGCCCCGGCGGCCGTGTCGGCGGGGGTGCCGGCCATGCGGTCCGAGCGGTCAAGCCCGCTGGCGGTGACGGTGAGTTCCGGCGCGATCGTGTGCGGAAACACCAGCCGGCCGAGTGCGCCGAGCGGGCCAGGAATGGCATCGGCCACGGAGGCCGCGCTGCCCTCCTGCATGGCCTTGGCGAGGCTCTTGACCTCCGCGGTGATCCCCTTCAGCGCGCGCTGCACCAGGTCGCTGTTGCCGACCGCGTCGATGAACCCTTGCCAGGCGGCATCGAGCTCGTTCATCGCCTGCTTGAAGGGCGAGGCCATTTCGGCATCCATGCCGCGGATGCGCCGCTCCAGCGCCGCGAACTCTTTCTCGACCGCACCGGCACGGTCGCCATGCTCCAACATGGTGCGGATGGCGTCGCGTTCGGTCGAGGACAGGAAGTTCAGGGCCTCGTCGAGCTTGCGCACACCCTCGTACGTGCCGCCGAAGGCGTCGGAGAGTTGCCGGGCCGCGTCGGCCGCATTGGTCTGTAACGCCACCGCGGCGTCCGGAATGAGCGCGGCGGCGCGGCCGACGGTTGCGTCGGACATGGCCGGGTTGCGCGCCATGTCGGTGACGGCCTTGGTGGCGACGTCCTTCGCCACGCCCTGTGCCTGCAACTCGCGGATGTAGCTGCGCAGGCTCGCAGCGGTGATGTCGGCCTGGCGACCGACCGCGCGCATGGAGATTTCCAGCGCCTGCGTCTCGGCATTGAAGTTCGACGCCGCCAGCAGCGCGCCGCCGATCGCAGCCCCCACCGCACCGATGCCGATCGCGGTTGGGCCAGCGATGGACAGCAGCGAGGACATGCGGCCGGCCACACGCTCAAGGCCGGTGGCCGCGAAACCGACATCAGCCAGCGACCGCGTCAGGTCGTCGGAGACCGACGACACGCTCTGCAGCGCCGGCTGCACCTGCCCGGCGGCGTCGGTGAGCCGGCCGAGCGCACGATCGCCGGACTCGCCGATCGCTTCAAGCTGGCGCTTGACCTCGTCGGCGCCCTCAGAGGACAGGCGGATGGAGATGGTGCGGGAGCCGCTCATGAAGATGGCCCCTGCTGGATCATTGCCGACGACATCGTGCCGTGCAGGATGCGGACTGCATCGTGACGTACCCGTTCGATGTCGAGACGCTTCCTCGTCCGGACGGTCTTCAGCAGGAAGAACATCGGAATGAAGTTGCGCCGCTGGGTTGGGAAGATTTGGCGGCCGAGGGCGCGGGCTGCTTCGTCGCGGCGCAGCATGTTCATGTCGACCGCCGCCCCGCCGCGCAGGCACCAGAGTTTCACTGCGTGATCGCTCCGCGATGCGATGACGAAGGTCTGCCCGTGTGCGCGCACCATGTCGCCAATCTTCACCTTCACCGAACCGGAGCGGTTCTGGTTGTAGGGTGTCGGGAAGGTCAGGTAGCGCCCGTCCCTGGCGACGATCTCGATTGGATCGACCAGCGCCATGACGATCTTCGGCTTGCGCGGCGCGACCACGGCGGCCGGCATCAGGCTGTTCTGCGCGGCTGTCCCTTCGGTCGGGAAGATGGTCACACCGAACATTCCGTTGACCACGGTCATGGGCAGCGACCCGACCAGCTGGGCGCGCAGTTCTTCGTGCACCGCCGCGCCCGCATCGGTCACGCCGCGACGCATCGCCTTGGCGAGGTCGCGCAGTTCCGCATCCATGATCCCGCGCACGCTGCCTGTGATCTCCGCGGCGAGCTTCATGCGGCGCCTATCGCTGTGGGCAGTTTGCTTCGTCGATCTGCACGTCGAGCACGGCGAGGATGCCGAACGCGTCGATGACCCAGGCGGCCTGGGCGGCCACTCCGCCAACGTCCGGCCAGGTGGCGATGCCACCCATGCCGCCGCGGCAGGCGAACCACAGCCGCACGAAGTTGTGCCAGGGTTGGGTGACTGTCAGCCTCGGGTTGCGCGGCCATTCCTGGCCGGCGACGAGCCACTTGCCGCCGTCGGCGGGGATCAGCCCGCCGTCGTAGGCGCCGGGGTCTCGGGCGACGGCGAGGGCGCCGCGGAGTTTCCCTCCGCACTCGGGCTCGGCTGCATCAACGCGACCGCACGCCAGCCCAGCGCGTCCAGTTCGTCGAGCGGCAGTTGGTCCAGCAGGTCGTCAGGCACGATGCCGCGCTCACGGCGGAACGCCGGCAAGCCGGGTCCGTCCCAGCCACGCAGCGCGTGCGCGGCCGCAACCCAAGGCTGCATGCCGATGTAGCGCTGCCGGGCCGCCAGCAACGCGGCGTAGATCGGCACTGCGGCACAGGCAGCTTCTACGGCGCCGAGGCGGGCCTGCGCATCCGCGTTGTCGGGCTCGGCCTCGGCCGTATCGATGACGGAAAGCGTGTCGGCGATGTTCGCCGGCGCCAGTTCGCGCACCGATGCGCGCAGCGCCTCCGCAAGCTGCGACCGTGTCGGGAACAGGCCGCCCTGTCGTGCCATGTCGGCGCGGAAGGCTTGGCGCTCGCGGAAGGTCAGCGGCGCCAGCATATAGCAGCGCGGCGAGCCGTCAGGAGAAAAGCGCTCGACGTCGCGGCGGGAGAAAACAGGATCGGACATGGAAACCCTCAGAACTGCGCGAGGAAGACGGAAGAATCGGCGCCGTCAAGTTGGAAGGTGATGGCGTTCTGGCCGAGGCCGTCGCGCGCACCCGGCTTCAGGCCGGTGGCCTTGGCGGCGGGCGCCACCACGATGAAGCGGTTACCGGCGCTGGCCCCGACCACCGCCATCAGGGGAACTGGCGTGCCGGTGCGGAAGTAGTCGTAGAGGGACACGGCGTTGGTGGTGTTCATCAGCGGGTCGATCGAGCCGCCCGGATCGCGCTCGGTGGACACGGCGGGGCCATAGCCTTCGGTGCCTTCCGGGTCGTCAGGCAGCACCACCTGCACGCCAAAGTTCATGGTGAGCGTGCGGCATTGCGCCTTGCTCCAGGCCAGCACGCAGCGACCGTTGACGAAGCGCGGCGGCGTCGCGCGCTGGGCGGTGTTCCAGCCGGTGGGCAGCGCGGCGCCGGTGAAGGCGACGACGATGGCGCGCATCTCGAAGGTCAGGAAGCCGATGCCGCCGGTGGTGAGCTCCAGCGTCCAGGTGCCCTGGGCGCCGCAGAAGCGCCAGTTCAGCCCGTCCGCGTAGAAGTAGAGCGTGCAGGTTTTGAACACCGATTCGTCGGAGGTTGGCGTGTACAGCACGTTCTTCGGGATTTGCGCGAGCGTCGAGATGGTGGCGGCGGTTGCCATGGACTCGGCGACGGTGGCGACGCGGCCGGCGGTGTAGTCAGTGATGCCGGTGGTGACCGTGCGATCGCCGGTGAGCAGCAGCGGCATGCCGCGATATTGCTGCGCGGTGGTGGCGAACGGCGCCGCCAGCGTGATTGAAGTGAAAGTGCCGGCGGTGGCCGCGGTCGGCGCACCAACAGCGGCCGAGGTGATGGTCTCCGCCATGGTGCAGCACTTCAGCAGCTTGCCCCATTCCGGCGGATTGTCCGGCGTGGCGCTGCCGCGCAGGGGCAACCGCAGCCGGATGCGCGGCCGCAAGCCGCCGACGATGGAGGGCGCCTTGTCCAGCGTGCCGGTGAGTTCCGGGTTGTCGATCAGCTGCGGATCGAAGTCGACCTCGCAGTCGGCGGCGATGAAGTCGCTGTTGGCGGGCGTGCCGCCGATCGCGTCGCCGCCGGGGGTGGCCTCGATCTTCACCGCCACCGCGGCGAATTTCATGCGGACCAGGCTGGTGGACATGGATGGGCTCCGTCAGAGGAAGGGATTGCCGGTGGCGGCGTAGGCGGTCATTGCGAAGCGCGCGGCGAACTCGCCAGCAGGACGGGCGCTCTCATCGGCGTCGTGCAGCCGAAATTCTGTTCCTTGCTCGGCGACGTCGCCGAGGCCGGGCGCATCCGGCGTCCAGCCGGCCAGCGCCGCGACCACGCGGGCATGCAGCGCGGACAGCGCCTGTTCCGCGTCGAGGTCAGTCACAGCGCGAATTGTGCCGGCGACCGAGATGCCGATGCGGTAATGCGTCGTGCCCGGCTCCTGGCTGTCGTCCGCGTCCCAGCCCTCGCCGCGCAGCACCAGCCGCGGCAGTTTCTCCTTGTCGGTGTCGATCGGTGCACGCCGCGCGCGCTCGACCGGCACGTCCGGCAGTTGCGCGCGCAGCCGCGCCTCGATGGCGGCCAGCGCCGCCTCGCGGATCGGGGTTGGCATGGCGCTACGGCTGCTCGCGCGTGGGCTGCCGCGGCAGTGGCCTTCGGTCGAGCAGCATCAGTTCCAGCCGCTCGTCGATGCGGGCGAGCCGTTCGGCGATGGTGGTGAACTGCTGTGTTTGCAGCGCCTCGGTGCGCTCAAGCGCGGTGACACGGCGCTCATGATCCTCCAGCCGGAAGGTCACGCCAGAGGCCCACCAGGCAATGCTGACGGTTTGCAGCACCAGCGCACCAAGCATGGCGAGCGGCACCCGCTTGTCGAAATGCCACGATGTCTCGGCCGGCGTTGCAGCCGGTTCGTCCGGGGAGATGTCCATGGGGACCTCGCTGGGAGAAAAGAAAGAGTGGCGTGCCTACGGCTTCAGGACGGACGCCAGTGCCATCAGGCGCGACGTGTCGCCGCCGAGCTGGCCGGCGAGCCATGTCGGGCAGAGCCAGCCGCCTTCGGTGAACTCGTTCCAGGCGTAAACCAGGGCGGTCTGCGCCGGCGCGGCGGTGCTGTTGGCGGCCATCCATGCGACGCCGTTGGCGATGTGGTCGACCAGTTCGGCCGGCGTCGCTGGGTCGTAGTGGGCGTTGGGATTGCCGCTGCTCTCGGAGCCGAACAGGGCATTGGGCGTGGTGATGCGCGGGCGGAAATCCCAGCCGGTCATCAGCGTCGGCACCACGTCACTGCCGGTGGCGTGTCCGTCGATCCACCATTGCTCCGCGGCCGCCGCGAGTGCGATGTAGGGTTGTGGCGAGGTGATCACCGCAAGCGCTGCGTAAGCGCCGATCGCGTCCGCTCCATGCGCGGCGAGGCTCGCGGCCCGGACGGTCCAGCCGTCCAACATGACGATGTACGGATCACCGGCACTGGCGGCGATCGCCTGCGAGCGGATGCCGGCCAGCACGGTGCCAATGGCGTCGATGCTGCCAAAGCGGGTGATGATCGCGGCATCATCCATTGCGTTGATGAACAGCAGCGGCCGGTTGCCCAGCACGCGGACATAGCCCGGCTCGGCCATCAGGCCGACAGTGCGGGCAACGTTCGGCAGCCAGGCGCCTTGGAAATAGAGCCCCTGCATGTTCTCGATCATGCAGAAGCCGATATCGCTGCGGTGCGTGCTGCTGCGATACAGGTTCAATGCCGCGCAGGCTGGATCGGACGGGTCCCATCCGAGGAACGCCCAGTACGACAAACCAGCCGACACGGCCTGCGCAATCTCGGCATCGATCGTTGCCTGCGTTGCGGAGGGCAGCGTCACGCCGCTGCCCACGCTGGCGAAGAATGGTGCCCGCGCGTGATACTGCGCCGGCGACAGTGCCGCTGCTTCCGCCTGTGTGAGCGCCGTCGCCGGGGCATACCAGGCATCGTAGCGGATCGCGCCGAGCGTTACATCCGGCCGCGAAGGATCGGTCGGCGACAGCACCAGCCGCCAGGTGATGCCGAGCACGTCCGGCTCGGCATCTTCCACGCGATGGATCGCGCCCGCGATGCGCAATTCATCACCGCGTGCCGGCACCAGCGAAACAAGCTCGACGGCGAGCAGCGTGGCGAGCGTCGTGCCGGCGCGCATGCCGACACCGCTGAGCGCACCCAGTTGGTTGCTCGGCGAGGACAGGACGATGCGCACCGGCAGCCACGACCATGGCGGGCGGCGGTAGTCCGCGGCGGTGCCGATATTCGTATCGGCATGCAGCGCCGCCATGGCCGTGGCGAAGGCGCTCATCAGACGGTGGCGGTCGGCGCCGGCTCGGCCGCAGCCAGGGTGTTGGCGGTGACTGCCGCCGCCAGCGTGCCAGCGCTGGCATCCAGCGACGCGGCCAGCGCGGTCAGCTTCTCCTCGTCATGGCCGGCGTCGCGGATGTGCTGCGCCAGGCCGGTGATCAGCGCGACCGCGCCGTCGATGACGGTCTGGATGCGCGAGACCTTGTCGGCGAGGACGTCGAGAGTGGACATGGCGTGTATCTCCTGTGGGTGGGTGTGATCAGGCGATCGCGGCGGTGTCGCGGAGCAGGATGCCGAGCAGCCCAGCAATGCCGGTGCCGGCCAGCGTGATGTCCTGGACGATGCCGGGATCGAGATGCAGGCCGAACCCGGCCAGCAGCGCGGCAATGGCGGCATAGGTGCTGCCCTCGCCGAAACGGGCGATCAGGTAGTTCAATGGTGTCTCCTTGGGTTGTGCCGGCGTGGCCCCGCCGGCGGGGGATCAGCCGATCGCGCCGAGGGCGCGATGCAGCTGCCAGCCGAACTCGAAATCCACCTGCGAGGCATCGTGTTCGGCGATCTCGATGTAGCGGACGGATTGCTGCGCGGTGACCATGCCGAGCAGCACGCGGCGTCCATCGTCGCCGCGGGTGGCGATGAACTCTTGCAACGCCGCGAGCGTCATGGCGCCGAGCACGCCATCGACGCTGATGTCGCGGAACAGCGCGCCGCTGCGGTTGAGCACGTTGAGCGCCCGCTGCAGGAAGCGGATGCCGGTGGGCGGGCCGCAGTTCACACCGATGTCGAACAGCCGGGCGGCCAGCGCGCTGTCGATCGGTTCCAGCTGGTCGAGGCGTGGCTGCACGACGTAACGCTGCCGGTAGATGGCGGCCGCCTGCGTGCGCGTGAGGTCACGCATCGCGCCCGCATAGCCGAAGGCCCGCGCCACCGCCTCGGTGATGCCCCAGGCAGTGGCGCCGCCATGGTCGTTCGCATCCTGGCTGAACGGACCTTCGCGGCCGAACAGCCCGGCGATGCGCTGGTCCCAGATGTCCGTCACGTGCCGACCGGTGGCACGCGTAACAGCGTCACCCGCACCGTGGCATCGGCGGCGAGCGCCGAAATGGTGGCGAGGCCCACCTGGTAGTTGCTGGTCAGCGTGGTGGTGATGCGGCGGTTGGTGTTGTCCCAGAACACCCGGCTGCCAGCGGTGATCGCCAACGCCGGCTCCTTGGTGAGGTCGAACACACCTTCGGTCGCCGCCTCGATGACGGCATTCTGCGCGCCATCGAACGCGGCGACACCGAACAGTGCGCCGACCAGCAAGCCCTGGCCGGCAGTGACGCCGCCGACATAGGGCACCGCCATGCCCAGGCTGTCGCCCGGCTGGACGAAGTTCTTCATGTGGAATGTCTCCTGAAGCCGGGATCACAGGCCCGGGTTGAACCAGCCGCCGCGGTAGTCGATGGCACCAACACCGAAGTCGAAGATCACGCTGACCTCGACGCCATCGACGCCGGAGACCGGGCCTGTGGTGACCTGCGGCCCCTCGGCACCGTTGAGGTAGCCGTAGACGTAGACCGGTGCCGCGGTCGGATCGGCGAACAGGTACCAGCGGTTGCTCGGGATCAACGGCTCGACCACCGGCTGCACGAAGCCGGCATAGACGTTGACGTTGGAGATCTGCGTGGCGCCGACGCTGAAGGTCAGCTGCCGTGCCGCCAGTTCCAGGTTCGGCCCGACCAGCAGCCGCATCGACGAGCCGATGGCGATCGGCAGCCCATCGAGCGTCTTCTGCTTCATCACGCCGGCACGGCCGGTGGCGAGGTTGGCCAGGTCCAGCGCGGTGCCAGCGGAGGCCTGGTTGGCGCGGGTGGCACCGGTGCCGAACACGGCCGCACTGCCGGTGGCGAGCGTCGGGCCGGAGCCGCTGGCGGTGTTGAGCAGTGCATAGGCGGTGGCATTCTCGAAATCGGCGACGCGCCGGCCGATCATGGCGGCGAAGTCGGTGAAGGCGCCGAGGTCATCATTGACCAGCATCTGCCGGGTGACGCGGATGCGCCGCGCGAAAGTGCTGAGCGAGACGAGTTCCTGGCTCTCCGACATGGTGCCGGCCTGGATTTCGCCGTTCTCGGACAGCTGCACCAGGTTGGGGAAATCGCCGACGCGCAGGTGACGGTGCGGCTTGAAGTCGCGGAAGTCGCGGCGAAGGAAGACCTGCCGGTAGCTCGGCTGCGCGGGCTGGTAGGCGGCCAGAAGCATCTTGTTCGCCGCTGCCGACAGGAGCAGAGGAAAATCGCTGCTGGTGTGGAATGCACGTTCGGCGAGCTTGGCAGTATCGCGTGGGATGTTGCGCTCGCCGCGGGCACGCATCAGTTCGGCGACCATTTCGCTCGGGCGCCAGCCGATGAATTCGGCATGCCGGCCGCCGGCAGGCGCCTGGTAGCCAGGCATGACGCGCACGGCGATCGCTTCGGCCATGGCATCGCGGATGACGGTGGCATCCTCGCGCGCCGGCGTGGCGGCGGGCGATGCCGGCAGCGCGGGTGCGCGCGCACCCTGCACCATGGCATCCCACAGCGCGCCGCGCAGCACCTCCGGCGTCCAGCCGTCAGCCACGGCACGCTGGTGCAGCGCGTCGACCGTGGCGGCGGCGACGAGGGCGCGCGCGCCCTGCGCGACCGGGCCGAGGGCGGCGATGCGGTCACGTTCGGCGCGCACGGCGTCGGCGGTGGCGTCGCAGGGCGACGGCGTCGCGGCGGCCGGTGGAGCAACGGCCGGCGGCGGTGTCGCTGCGCGCGTGGTGTCGGTGGCGGGCATGGCGGGCGGCGTCTCCTGGACAGGCGGGGTGGCAGGCGGCGTCTCGGCGACTGCGGCCGGGGCAGCATCGGGCATGGAGGGTTCCTCTGGAGTGGTCAGGGCAGGTTCAATGGCGGCGGCGGGAACGCCCTGGTGTCCCGCACCACGCACAGCCGCAGCCGGGTCCACCGGGACCGGCACGACCGAAATCTCGTAGGGTTCCCAATCGACGGCGCGATGGACCGTGCCGTCGCGCGGATCGGTGATCTGTTCGTAACGGTGCACCCGATAGCCGACGCTGACGCTGCGCAGCGTTCCATCGGCGATGCGCTGCCACAGCGGTTCGACATCATCGGCGGCCGAGAATTGCAGCGTGGCCGTGCCGCGCCCGTCCTGCAGCCCGGCCGCCAGGACGCGGCCGACCACATCACGCGCATCGCCGCGGCGGTGGCTGTTCAGCACCGGCGCCCGACCGCTCTGCAGCCCGTCCATGCGGACGGCGCCTGGCGACATGTCGAGCTCTTCGGTGATCATGCCGAGCGGCGGGACAAAGTTGCGGGCACGTGCGCCGGTCGACCACACCACCTCGACGGTGCGGGCGGCGCGATCCACGCTCGCCGGCGCGGCCAGCGCGCGCGCAGCCACCAGCGGCGCCGGCTCGGCGCTCGCTTCGGTCGTCTCTGTCATGAAGGTTAGCCCTGGGTTTGTGGGTCGGCCGGGGATGAAGCGGCGCCGGTGGCGGCAATCTCGACCGCCGCCAGCTGCGCCGCGTCCTGGGCGACGCCCGTCTTGGCGACGCGCCGCGGATCGGTATCGAGCGCCACGCCGGCATCATCGACTGCGGCGTTGGCTTCGCGGATCATCTCGACCGCCTGGCGGAAATCGTAGCCGAATGACGCCACCGCCTCGGGCAGCGGCACGAAGCCCGCGCGCACCTGTGCCACCAGCGCCGCAGTGTCCTTCAACGGATCGATCATCTCGTGCGCCGGCGGCACATGCGACACGCCTTCCGGCATGTCCATGCCCCACAGGCCGAGCAACGCGCCCTGCGCGTGGAAGCGCTCGGCGATGGGGCGCACCAGCATCGGGATCAACATGCCGTACTGCACCTGCTCGCACAGCCGGCGGAACTCGATCTTGCCGGCGCGCAGGCTGGAGTAATTGGCGGCGGTCAGATCGCCCGACACCTGGTCGTAGGTCAATCCGGTGCCAACCGCGGCGGCTTCGAGGGCACGACGGGCAAAGGCGGTGTGGCTGCCGCCGCCGGACGGGTTCACCACCTCCACGGCACCGGTGCCGCGGCGGTAGAGAATCATGCCCGGCTCGAAGGCTTCGACCGCACGGCCCTGCGCATCGCGCAACAGGCCGGACGCCGCGCCGGTCAGCGCCTCGTCGCTGTCGTCGGTCACTACGGCGGCCAGGCACGCCTCGATCTTCGCCTTCATCAGCAACGCGGCTTCGTAATCGCCGAGATCACGCAGCCGCAGCAGCGCCGGCGCCAGCCAGGACACATCGCGCAACTGTCCGGGCCGGCGCTTGCGGTAGACGTGCAGCACGTCGCGCGCCGGCACCTGTTCGCTCACGCGCCATCCCTGTGGCATCATCCAGGCCGCGCCGGGGTGCTGGCGGAACAGCCAGTAGGCAACCGGCGCGCCGGCATCGTCGAGCGCGATGCCCTGCATGGTTGGCACGCCATCGATGGACCCGAAGCGGGACGCATCGAGGTAGTCGCTCTCCAGCACCTGCAAGCGCAGCCCGACCGGGTTGGCGAGCGTCGGCTCGGCCGGCAGCAGCCGCACCAGGCATTCGCCGCTCTCGACCACGCCGCGCATGACCAGCGCTTGCAGCCCGTAGAGGTCGAGCCGCTGCTCGGCGTCGCAGGCGGTGCTCTCTGCCCAGCGCCGCCAGGCATCGGCATGCGTGGCATCGGGCCAGCGCGTGGTGATCCCGGCGCCGACGGCATTGCCGGTCCACAGATCGACGACGCGGGACGCATAGGGGTCGTTACGCACGGCATCGCGGGCTCGTCGCGCGATGGTTGCCGCCGCGCCGGCCACTTCCGTGTTCGCCGAGCCACCGGACGGTGCCCAGACCGAGGCACGCGTGTCCTGCGCCGCCGCGTAGCCACGTAGCGCATGCCATGCCTGGCGGAACCGGCCGATCATGATGCGGTCCCTCGGCCGAAGCTGGCCAGCGTGGTGCCGGGCCGGCGCGCTGTGCTGTTCTCGGAGGCATAGCCGGCGGCCAGCGCCCGGCGGATGTCGTCGAGCGCCCGGTATTCCACCGTCCGGCCCTCGAAGGTCACCCGCGTGGTGCCGGTGGTGTACGCCTCGGCGAGGCCGCGCCAGCGATTGCCGGCGGGCAGCGCCAGTGCCCAGGCCAGGATGGTGGGGTCCATGCTCTCTCCTTCAGCGCAGCCAGCCGGAGCGCGAGCCGAGCCAGGAGCGCGGGCGGATGTCGGTTGCCGGCGCCGGGGGCGTCGGCGCTGGTGTCGTGGTGGCCGGTTCCGGCATCGCGGCCGGTGGCAGCGACACCGCGTCCGCGAGCCGTTGCCAGCGACCTTCGCCCCAGCCATCCATGCCGAGCGCGGCCGCGGCCGCGCGGGCATAGACCCGGCAGTCCAGCGCCTCGTTGCGCTCGCGCGTCTTGACCCATTCCAGCTTGCGGAAGCCGTTGCGGGTGCTCCGCGCCACCAGTGCCTCGGCGGTCAGCTGCCGGCAGAACTCTTCGCCCGCCGCATGCACGGGCAGATGGATGAAGCCTGGCGGATGTGGATCGCCGCTCTCGTCCGTGGGCCGATCCAGTTTCAGCCAGCCATAGGTCTCGCCCTTCAGGAACGACGAGCCGACCGGCCAGACCTTCAGCCCGCCGAGCTTTCTCCCACCGCGCCTCACCTCCGTCGCCGCCGGTTGCCCAACTGCCGCGCGCAGTTGGTCCTGGCCCTTCACCGCGATGACCCGCACCGCGCCGGCTCGGCGGACGAAGCTGTAGACCTCCGCGGTGGTCATGCCGTCGCCGCTGTCGATCGCCGCCATGGCAATACCAAGCTGGTGCCCGCTCGCGTGCCGCCAGGTCTCGCCGAGCAGGCCGCGCAGTTCGTCCCAGACGGCCGCCTCGAACGGATTGCCGGCCAGCACGCGATGCTCGACCAGCCAGGACTGCCGGTCCGCGCCCCAGGCCCAGATACTCACCTCCAGCCGGTCACGCTGCACGTCGACGCCGGCCGTCAGCATCAGCCCGCCGATCGGCACGGTGCCGGCCGGCCAGTCCTCGCGCCGGTCGTAGAGGCGTTGCCAGTCCGGCGCTTCGCCGCTCTCCTGCCAGGTCTCGCCCAGCACGGTGTTGCGGAACGTCTTGATGGCGCGGTCGTCGCCCTGTGCCGCCTCCCACTCGCGCGCGACCTGCTCCCAGGAGAACCAGCCGACCGGCGAGTAGAGAGCAGAAATGTGGAAGCCGATGGCATGCGGGTCCTGCGCCGCCGTCGTCGCCCGCCATTCGCCGCCGGCCAGCATCGCCGTCTTGTGCGGCTCATCGATCGGCTTGTCGCAGGCTTCGCAGTGATAACAAACCGAGCGTGGCTGGCCTTTCTCCCAGATCAGCCGCTCGAAGCGCAGCACCTGCATGTGCTGGCAGTGCGGGCATGGCACAAAGAACCGCCGCTGGTCCGTCGCCGCATATTCGCGCTCGATGCGTGACAGGCCCGAGATCGTCGGTGTGGACACGAGAAACGCCTTGCGGCGCCAGCCGAACGTCCGTGCGCGGGCCTCCGCCAGCGCCACCGGATCGCCTTCGCCCTCGACATCGCCGGGATAGGCATCGACCTCGTCGAGGAACAGGAACCGCGCCGGCATCGAGCGCAGCCCGACCGCGCTGTTGGCGCCGGTCAGCACCAGGATGCCGCCAGGGAACTCCTTCGACAGCATCGTGTTGCCGGCATCGCGCGCCCGCGCCGGCGCGACACGCTCGCGCAATGCCGGCGTCTCCTCCAGCAGCGGGTCGATGCGCTGCCGGCTGAACCGCTTCGCCAGCTCCACCGTCGGCTGCACCGCGAGGACCGGTGCCGGCACGTGGTGCATGATGTAGCCGAGCCAGTTGTTTCCGGCTTCAGAACCTCCGGTCTGCGCGCCCTTCATGAACACCACACGCCGGGCCGGATGCACCGCCGACAGGGCGTCCATGATGTCCCGTAGATACGGCGCGCGGCCGGTGCGCCACGGCCCCGGTTCGGAAGAGGCTCGCGTGCTGAGCACGCGATGCTGCTCGGCCCAGGCGCTGACGGTCAGGGCCGGCGGCGGCCGAAGCATCCGGCCCATGCGGCGATGCACGTGCTCAGCGGTCCGCGGCGCGATCTCCGAGGTCGGGCGGGTCGAAGCGATCGGCCGCCTCCATCAGCAGGTCGGCGACGTGCTGCTGCAGCACCGTCTGCACGAGATGTGGATCAGCTCCGAGTGCCGCTGCCATCAGGCCGGCGACCCGGGCAGGCCAGTTCAGCAAAGCGTCACGCATCGCGCCGGCGATCTCGTCGATCGCGCCGTTGGCGGCATGCACGTCGAGCAGCCGGCCCTTCTCCTCGTCCAGCGCGAGCCGCTGCGATTCCACTTGCAGCGCCAGCTGGGCGATCTTGAGCCTGCCGTACGGCGTGCCTTCCGCGGCTGCACCGGGCGCGGCGAGCGGTGAGCGAACCGGGTCGGCGGTCTCGCCCATGCGGCGCCGTGTCTTCTCGATATCCCACTGGCCATCAGGTTCGCGGGCGATGCGCTGGCGCTGCTCGGCCTTGCGCAGCGCCGCCTCGGTGACGCCGATGCGCCGTGCCAGTTCGCGGGTCGATGCGGTCAGTTCCGGCATGGGCGGCGACCTCCCGCCGCACGGTCATGGGTCGAAGAATGATGCGATTCCAGATCGCTTACCGCTTGGCTGCGGCGAGCCGCAGCGCGAATGGTCCATCACGCACCGACGCACTGGAGGCCACCATGACGAAGCGCGAAGCCAACCAGCAACAGAGCCTGAGCCTCTTCCTGGCCCGCAAAGCCGAATTCGACCGGATGGTCGCCGAACTTCAGCAGATGAGTGCCGACCATTTCGGCGCCGACCCCGAGGGGGTCCTCTGGTGCGAGGCCGCCGACCTCGAACGTCGCAACCAACTGCTGCGCCAGATCACCGACGCCTACTTCCGCCGGGGCGAATTCGCCGCCTGACGCGGCACGCCCCATGCACTGCCCCGCCCGGGTGCGCCCGGCGGGGCTTGGGGTGGTAGCAGGCGCCCGATGGTCGGGTGCCGCTTCACGGAGTCCCGAAGATGACCGATACCGCCACGAAGCTTTCCGATACCGCCCGCATCGTCCTGACCCGCGCAGCCGAGCACAGGGAGCGCCTCGTCTCCTTCCACAAGAAGCTCCCCGCCGGAGCCCGGCACAAGGTGGCCGAGAGCCTGCTGAAGCAGGGACTGCTGGAAGAGACCGCCGGCACCTACCGCGACGCCCCGGTCACCGAGCAGGACGGCGGCATGCTGCTCACCACGCTACGCATAACCGACGCCGGCTTCCGCGCTATCGGTGCCGAGCCGCCCACGGCGCCACGTGCGGCTTCACCCGAGGCGGTGGCACAGGAAGCCGCCGCGGTCGCCGACGCCCTCGACGCCGCCCCGGTGGCGCCCGCCGGGGCCAACGGGCGCGACACCCTGCGCCACGCCGCCCTGGCACTGCTCGACGCCTGGCGCGGCATCACCAGCCTGGACGCGGTGGCGATCGCGGGCGCCATGAACCCCGCCATCGCCCGCCTCGACGCCGCCCTGGCGACACCGGCGCCGCGCGCCGAACGGGCGCCGCGGGGACCGCGCCAGGGCACCAAGCAGGAGCAGGTGCTCGCCATGCTGCGCCGCGCCGACGGCGCCAGCGGGCCGCAGATCGCCGAAGCAACTGGCTGGAACAGCAACACAGTTCGTGGCTTCCTGGCCGGGCTGAAGAAGAAAGGCATCAAGGTCGAGACCCTGGAGCGGGTCCGCATGGTCGGCCCGAACAAGGAAGGCGCGAAGGGGTCCTTTACCGTCTACCGCCTGGGCGCCTGACACCACCGCCGCCACCACGATCACGCCGCCGCCCGCACACCACGGGCGGCGGCGATGTCGTCGAAGGTCCGGTCTTCTCCGTCCAGCACGGCAACATCGCCGGTCGTCTCCTGCCAGCGCCGGACAATGACATCGACGTAGCAGGGGTCGACCTCCAGCAGCACGGCGTGCCGTCCGGTCCGTTCCGCCGCGATCATTGTCGTGCCCGAGCCGCCGAACGGGTCGAGCACCGTGTCGCGATGCTTGCTGCTGTTGCGGATGGCGCGCTCGACCAGCGCGACCGGCTTCATGGTCGGATGCAGGTCGTTGCGGGCTGGCTTGTCGAAGTGCCAGACATTGCCCTGGTCACGCGCGCCGCACCAGAAATGCTGGCTGCCCTGCTTCCAGCCATAGAGCATCGCCTCGAACTGCTGGTGGTAATCGGCGCGCCCCAGCGCGAAGGTGTTCTTGGCCCAGATGATGGTGCTCGACCACTTGCCGCCGGCCTCCTGCCAGGCGCGGTGCAGTGTCGGCCATTCCGACGACGACATGCAGATGTAGCAGGCACCCTTGGTGACCTGCAGCAGGTTGGCCAGCGCCGGGCGCAGGAAGTCGAGGAAGCCCTGGCCCAGCGCGTCGTTGGCGATGGTCATCTTCGCCGGCGTTCCACCCTCATATGCAACATTGTATGGTGGATCGAGAAAGGCCATGTCGGCAAGGCAACGAACGCCCAACGCGCGCTGCACATCGGCTAGCACCGTCGCATCGCCGCAGAGCACACGGTGCGCGCCGCAGCGCCACAGGTCGCCGGTGCGAGACACCGGCGTGGCCGGCGGGGGCGGCGCATCGTCGGCGTCATCGCCGGCACCTGCTTCCGCGGCTGCCAGCAGCCGGTCGAGATCAACCTGCGAGAAGCCGAGCACATCGAGATCGACCTCGGCATCGTCGCGGATGCGGGCGATCTCGGCCGCCAGAAGATCCTCGTCCCAGCCAGAGTTGAGCGCGATCTGGTTGTCCGCCAGCCGCAGCGCGCGGGCCTGCGCCTCCGAGAGATGTTGCAGCCGGATCGCCGGCACCGCCGTCATCCCGAGCCGCTTCGCGCCCAGCACGCGGCCGTGGCCAGCGACCAGCACACCGGCGGCATCCACCAGCACCGGGTTGACGAAGCCGAACTCGGCGATCGAGGCGGCGATCTGTGCCACCTGCGTGTCCGAGTGGGTGCGGGCGTTCTCGGCGTACGGGATCAGCGCCGCCACCGGCAGCGTGGTCACATGCAGGTCATGCTGCATCGGCCAGCCCCTCCGTGCGCTCGGCGGCCACCGCGTCGTAGCTACGCCCGTCGCCGTCGAGCGTGACCGACAGGTCCGGGTGCAGCGTGCGCCAGCGCGCGATCGCCAGGTCGACATAGGACGGGGCAAGCTCGATCGCGCGCACCAGCCGGCCAGTGCGTTGCCCGGCCAGGATGGTCGTGCCGCTGCCGGAGAACGGCTCGTAGACTACGGCGCCGGTGTCGGAATACGCCTCCATCAGGAACGCGGGCAGCGCCACCGGGAACACCGCCGGGTGCTCGGTCTCGATGCCGCGGGCCTTGTGGCGGGTGATGCGCAGCACGTTGTCCGGGATGCGGGTGTCCTGCACGCCCTGGCCGGCATGGGTCCAGGTGCCGACCGTGCCGTCCTTGGCGCGCAGCCCGCCTTTCTCGGCATTGACGTGACCTGCCCAGCGACAGGGGACGATCTTGTTCGCCTGCCGCGCGGTGCGGTTGAAGTGGAAGATGAACTCGAACGACGGCGCCAGGCGGCCGTTCCAGTCGCCCGGCAGGCCCGGCCCCTGATCCCAAACGTAAAGCCCGAACCGGCGCCAGCCTTGCGCTCGCATCCAGTCCAGCCAGCCGAGCCAATACGGCATCCATTCGCCATCGCGGTGGATCAGGCCCAGGTTCACCAGCGCCTGGCCGTCGTCGGCCATGGCGGCGGACAGGTGCGAGCACGCGCCATGCATCAACGCATCCCAATCGGCCACACCGCCGGTGGTGTAGTCCCGCTGATTCCCGTACGGCGGGCTGGTCACCAGCAGCGCCGCTCGGTCGCCGCCCATGACGCGCGCGACCGTGGCCGCGTCGGTGGCATCGCCGCACAGCAGACGGTGCGGCCCGAGCAGCCACAGATCGCCGGGGCGGGTGACGGCGGCGCGCGGCGGCTCCGGCGCTTCGTCGGCGGGGTCTTCGGCATCACTGTCGGCGGCGTCAGCAGAGTCCTCATTGACACCGCCCGATGCACCCTCGTCAGCGCTCTCCTCGTCCCGCGACTCGGGCGCGGCGACGGCTTGCTCGGCCGCGGCCAGGATGGTGCTGATCTCGTCGCGCGAGAATCCGATGGCCAGGAAGTCGATCTCGCCCGCCTCCTGCAAGCCGGCCAGCGCATCGCGCAGCAGCGCCTGGTCCCAGGTGGCGTTCTCGGCGATGCGGTTGTCGGCCAGCCGCAGCGCATCCTTCTGCGAAGCCGACAGGTGCCGCAGCACGATCACCGGCACCTTGGCGATGCCGAGCGCCAGCGCCGCTTCCAGCCGACCATGGCCGGCGATCAGCACGCCGTCCTCGTCGACCAGCAGCGGGTTGGTGAAGCCGAAGGCAAGCATGCTGGCCTTGATCTGCTCCAGCTGCTCCGCCGAGTGCAGGCGGGCGTTGCCGGCATGGCGACGCAGTTCCGCTGCCGGGCGCAGCACGATCTTCGCTGCCATCCAGGGAAGCGTCATCGGCACCATCCAGGCTGGGGTTGGGTGGTCGGCGTGCGCTCAGCCGCGAGGTGCGAACCTCGCGGCCGGCTCAGGCGGAAAAACTGGCGGAATTCTGCGGCTCACGGCGCGGTTGGTGCGAACTGCGAACCATGCGGCGGGCCTGACGCTGGCGGGGTTTCGCGCTGCGGCCCCCCGCATACGATGGGCGCAGGAAGGACCCTGGCGCTGAAGATTGCGCTCGCTGTCTCGCACCTTCTCTACGTGTCGGCACTCTACAATCATCGATTCGCGCGCCGCCACTGGGTGTATTGTAACAGCGCGGCTGAATTGTTAATCGCACGCCCGGGGACGGCGCGGTGCCGTCCCCGAACCTCGCCCGCTGTCACGCAGCCTGGGATCGCGGCGTCAGGCCGAAGTGCATGGCAAGCATGCCGAGCCCAGCGACCAACACGCCCTGGCCTACAGGCCCGGGAACAGGCCGACCAGCCCAACCGCGGCGGGCTGCCCACTCCCGAATCGAGAACTCCAGGCCCACGACAAACCACACGCAGGAGCCGGCCGGACTGGCATGGCCGCCGAGTGCGTCGAGTGCCTCGGTGATCTTGCGGCGTGCATCGACCTGCAGCGTGGAGAGGGTGTCCACGCGCGTGCCGGGGACACGCATGATCTGCGAGGTGGACATGCTGTCGAAGGCGGCACTGCGGAACAGGCCGCGGAAGAGCTGTCCCGCATCATGCATCTCCTGCGTGATCGTGCCGTTCGCCAGCATCATGCCAAGCGTGTCGACCGACCGGTGGTGCGTGACGACGATGCCCGTTTCGGGATCGGTATCGTGACATCGATCGAAGCCACCGTGCTGCAGCCTCCACTGCGTCGGCTTGGAAAGATCGCCGAGTCGAACCGCGCTCTGCTTCGCCTTGCCTTTACCGGCCATGGGTCTGCCCTCCGTTGCGCGGCCCCCAGCGCCGCGTAGCTTCGTTGGTGATGGCCTGGCGCAGCCAGGCGTCGGTGATCTCCGAGACCGGCAGCGCGGCGATGCCCTGCTCGTGCCAGGCCCGCCGCCGCATGCTGTCCATCTCGGGCATCGTGGTGGCGCTGCGGATATGGTCCAGCGAACAGCGCGGCGGCTGTGGTGCGCCCGGAAGCCTCACTGGACACCTCCCTGCGATTCGGTGGCCCAGAGCAGCAGGGCCAGGGCGTCGGCCTCGTTGTCGTCCGCCGGTGCGAAGCCGCGGGCCTGCATGGCGGCGATCACTGCCTCCTTGCCGGCATTGCCCTTGCCGGTGGCGAACCGCTTGATGGTGGCGACGGGGACGCCCTCGTAGGGGACGGCGCGCTCCTCGCACCACGCCGTGAGCATGCCAAGGAACGCGCCGTGAACGTGCGCCGCGTCGGTGCCGGCATGGGAGCGGACCTCCTCGAAGGCGATGCGCCCGATGCCGCCGGCCAGGTCGGCGATCTCGGCCAGCCAGCGGCGAAAGCGCAGGTAGCGCATGCCGCCGCCCTCGAACCTGGTCGGCTTGAAGCTGATGGTGCCGGAGGTAATCCGGCCATCGCCGGTGAGCAGCGCCCAGCCGGTCGTGGTGCCGAGGTCGAGCGCCAGCACGGTGCCGGCCGTGATGGTCAGCGGCGGCGTGAACTGGGCGCGACTTGCGTCCGGCGCCGGCGCGATCAGAGTCGCGAATGCCATGGGTGGTCTCCTGAACGGGGGGCTGGGTCCTGGTGCGGGCGGCGATGGCGCGGTTCTTGGCGGAGCTCGCCGTCGTCGTCCGGCTCGGTGTGTTGGCAGGCCAGGAGGCCCAGTCGCGGGCGGGCGCATCAAGGCACCCCATCCAGCCAGGCGGGGGGTGGGAGTCTTTGGGGGACTGCGCTGGAAGACTCCCCCGAAGACTCCCACCCCGGAACCGAGGCATTCCCTGGGGTTGGGGAGTCCTGGGAGTCTTGGGAGTCTTTTTCCAACCCTTCTTTCACACGCGCATGCGTGCGCACATACAGGGGGGTAGGGAAAAGACTCCCCAGACTCCCCAGACTCCCAACGGCGTTGATTTCCATGGCGGTTTCGGAGGGGAGTCTTTCAGAAAAAGACTCCCCCGAAACGAAAAGACTCCCCTCGGATGGCCTGGCCAGGCGTCCGGCAGACGCGCCGACAGTCGCGGCATCCTGGGCCGGCTCCAGGCGCCAGCGCTGCGCGTTGTGCTGCACGCCGCCGAAGCGCACGCGCACCAGGCGATCGCTGATCCGGAACGCCCGGTCGCGCAGCTTGCGCAACGCCATGCCGAAGGCGACCTTGAAGCCATGGTCGGCCTTGGATGCGATTGGCAGGGCCGGTTCGGCCGCCTGCGCGAAGCCGACCAGGTCGGAAACACTGACCTCTGCGCTGCCGAACCGATCCCACCAGGTTTGGATGAAGGCGCCCCAGGCGGGGCCCTCCTTGTCCGACGCCTGCATGACGTGATCGAGATTGCCCAGGAAGCCACCGATGCCGGCCACGCCGAGGATACCGCCGATGGTGTGTGCCCAGGACTCGAAGCTACCGATGCTGCGCTCGCCGCGCGGCCGGCCGGCGACGATCCAGGCCCGGCAGAGCGTGAGGCAGGCGGCGACCAGCGCCCCGCGGTTCGCCTGCACCCAGCCCATCAGGTCCGGATGGCGGAAGCCCTCGCGCCGCCAGGGCTGGTCGGTCTGTGCATCGAGCCGGATGCGCACCAGGCGACGGGCGATTTCGTTCGAGAAAGACGGGTTGTTGCCGGTGGCGATCCACACGCAGCGCACCGGCAGCCGCGTCATCTCCGACACGCCGAGGACGCGGTCTTCCCAGAACGGCGCGGTGAGCGCGGCGGCGAGCGCCGAGCTGTCGAGTTCCCGCCGCAGGTTGTCGATCAGCAGCAGTGTCGGCAGCTGGCGCAGCTTGGCGGTCAGCCGCTTGCGCCATTCGTCCTCGTCACGTCCCTCGGCCATGACGGCGGCGCTGCTGCCGGTGAGGATCATCGCGACGGCATCCACCATCAGCGTGGCGCCGGTGCCGGGCGTGGGCTTCTCGATCAGGTGCAGCGGCGTCGCCCCCGCCACCATCGGCCGCACGAAGCCGAGCAGCAGCAGCGCGAGCACGTGGGCGCGCTCGGCCTCGCTGACGAAGGGGAAGTCGCCGAGCAGGTCGTCAACCAACAGCGTGCGCGCTGCGGCAATCTCCTGCGGCGACGGGCGATCCGGCACGGGCGGCAGCCGGAAGCCGGGCGCGGGGCAGTAGAGCAGCCGCGCGTCGGGATGGTAGCCTGGCTCGGTCAGCAGCACGCCGCCGCGGCCGAACACCGGAGCGGTGACGATGCCGCCGAGCACCGGCAGCGCGGGATCGGGCGTGACCACCAGCGACTTCATCAGTCCGGTAGGCGGCGGCGCAGGCACCAGTGTCTCGTTGGGGCCGGCGCGGCGCCAGTCGGCGAGTCGGGCCAGCATGTGGCGCAGGCGTTCCTCGCGGACGGTCGCGGTCACCGGCCGGCCGTCGTCGTCGGGCACGATCCACGTCGGCTCGCCGCCCAGCCGGTACAGCCAGGGCGGGGCGTTGGACGCATGCACCACCCGCCAGGCACGCCGTGTGGCGCGGGCGAGGTCGCCCTCATCGACGCGCAGCATGGGCCGTTGCGAGGCCGGTTCCACGAAGCCGAATGGCTGGTGGCGCCCGGTCTCGGGTTCGGCCTGCGGTGCCGGCGCCGGGGATAGCAGGGCAAGTCCATGCCCGATCAGCGCCGCCACCGCCTCGGGCCCGGCCCGCAGCAGCACGTCGTTGATGTCCTGGCCTGGCTCGGCCGGCAGCGTGATGGCAACGGCGCGCCCCTGGCCGCGCAGAATGGAAGCTGCGGCCTCTGCGGCGCGCAGCCCGGCGCCGGAAGCGTCGTGGTCGGCGAGGATCAGCACGCGCCGTGCCTCGGGTGGCAGCCGCACCTGCTCCAGCCCGGTGGTGGAGAGTGCGGCCCAGACCGGCACGCCGGGGCACGCAGTCATGGCGGCCAGGCCGGTCTCGATGCCCTCGCTGAGCGCCAGCAGCCCGTCGTCGCGGATGGGTGCGAGCCGTACCGTGCCGCCGGCCATTCGGCCGAGCATCTTGCGCGGGCTGGCGATCGGGGCCTTGCCGATCCGGTCCGGCTGTTCGGAATCCGGCGCGAGGTAGATGCGCTGCAGTCCGATGATCTGGCCGGCCAGGTCGCGCACGATGCCGACCAGCCCGTCATAGCCACGGCGGCTTTCCCTGTCGGCCAGGTCGGGGTGGTAGGCGAGGTCAGACTGCGGCGGTGCGGTGAGGCCGCGGCCGTGCAGATAGGCTTCCGCTGGCGTGCCGGCGATCGGCGCCGCGCGCTCCAGCACGAAGGCGACGTCCTGCGCAGGGTCACGCTCGGGCGCCGGCGGTGGCGGTGCCTGCCGCTGTGGCGGCGCCGCGGGTGACCAGGCGACGAGGTCCGCAGCCAGGGCATACAGCTCGGTGCCGGAACGGCGGCAGCCATGTTCCAGCGTGCTGAGTGGACCGCCACCATCACCGCCGTCAAAATCGTGCCAGTCGCCGGCGTGTTCGCCGCGCAGAGCGATGATGCAGGAGCCGTTGTGCCGAGGCGGATCGCCTTGGATGTTGGCGAGCCGCCACGTGTTGCCATCTCGCCTGCCATGCCGGAAGTAGTCGGGCACCCAGCGCTCCGCGGTCCCGCGCAGCCGTCGGACGATTTCGTCCAGGTCGTAGCGGACCGGCGGGGGATCGATGAGATTGAGGTCGATCATTGGAACGCCCCTACCGGGACGACACCGGTGAAGTAGCTCTTGTCGGGCCGGACAGCGATGAAGCCGAACCCTGGACCGATGTGGCGCTCATTGGGCACGATCCAAAGGTCGGCCTCCGGGTCGTAGAACGCCTTGCCGGGGCCGAAGACCCCGTCGAGGAACTTCTCCATCGGCATCGCTCGGAGCGCTGTCTCCACTTCCTGGATATCCTCGACGCGGACGCCGCACGCGCGTGCAAGCCGCCGCTCTCGATTTCTGGCCATGTCCTGCCTCCGTCAGTCGAGGATCACCAGCCCGCGCTCGGCGCGGGTAATGGCGGTGTAGAGCCAGCGCGCGCGGTCATCGGCCGTGCGTCCGAGCCCGTCGTCGTAGACGATCACGTTCGGCCAGGAGCTGCCCTGGGCCTTGTGGCAGGTGATGGCGTAGCCCCAGACCGTCTCGATCAGCCGGCGCAGGTCGCGCCAGTCGCGCCGCAGCCGGTCGGCGTCGAAGGTGACGTGGTCGTCGAAGTGGCCCTTGTAGAAACGCTGCCGGCCGCTGACCGTGGTGCCATCTTCAGTCGTGACGGTGGCCGTGAAGATCAGCGGGTCTTCGTCGCGCACGTCCTGCAGCGTCACGAACATGCCGTTGATCAGGCCAATGTCGTGCCTGTTCTTCAGGCAGATGATCTTCTCGCCGCGGCCCTCCGGATAGGTGCTGTCAAAGCCGGCGACCTGCTTCATGGCGCCGTTCAGGAACAGCCGCGTGGCGTTGCGACCACAGATCACCTGTCCGCCGTTCAGCATCTGCCGCGGCGAGACGCTGCTGCGTGGCATCTTCCAGACCAGCTGGTCGTGCTCGCCGTATGGGATCGGTTGGTGTTGCCGCGCCATGGTGGCGAGGCGGACGATCGCGCTCTCGCCGGCCTGGCGGTGAATCTCGGTCAGCATCACGTCGGGCGCGACATCGGTGAAGGCGCCGGCACCCTTAATCGGCGGCAACTGGCCGGGATCGCCGAGCACCAGGATGGGCTTGCCGAATGCCAGCAAGTCAGCGGCCATTTCCGGCCCGACCATCGAGACCTCGTCGAGCACGATCAGTTCGGCATCGCGCACCATGGACTGGTCGTTGAGCAGGAACTGCGGCTGGTGGATGTCGGCGAGGCGCAGTTCGAGCCGCCTGATCTGGGTCTCTGCGAAGGCCCGTTCGGCGCCGCCCATGCGGCCCAGCGTGCGGCGCAGGTCAAACAGTTCTTTCTCGACGCGGTCAATCTCTTCCGGCGTTGCCTCTGAAACCCGGTAGATCAGGCTGTGGATGGTGGACGCCGGCGTCCCCTTGCGCGTCATCACCAGCGCCGCCTTGCCGGTGAACGCGGCGAACACCACGCCGGGCGTGCAACTGGTGTCGCGGCTCATGTGCTCCAGGCCGAGAGCCGTGATCACGTGGGTCACGATGGTGGACTTCCCGGTCCCTGCGTACCCAAAGAGCCGGAAGACCTGCTGCATCTGTCGTCTGTTGTGGAACCACTGCACGATCGCCGTGATCGCAGCCGCCTGCTGCGGCGATGGGGTAAAGCTCATGCGTTCGTCTCCCAGCAGCGGGTTGCGTAGGGGCAGAAGCGGCAGAGGTGGAAGTCAGCGTGCACCGCAATGCGCGGCGGTAGTTCGCCCGCCGCAGCGGCGCGCAAGATGTCCACAGCGTGATCCGAGAGACGCTGTGCTTCGGCCGGATCGAACGGCACTGCCTCGTGGTGCAGCGCAAGCGTGTCCCGGTTCAATGCGGTCAGGAGCGCGACGTTCAGATCGAAGTAGGCCATGTAGAGCTGCACCTGGGCATAGTAGATCGGCTTCGACAGGCGCAGGCCGTGTTTCACCAGGTCGGTCCAGGATTTCGCGCCCAAGGCCTTGTGTTCGAAAAGAGCGGGCCATCGAACGCCGATGTCGGGGCCTGCGACGATGACGCCGTCGGCGTGTCCACGCAGCCGTCCGCTGGCGACGCTGAAGCCGAACTGCTCACCGTCGGCGCCGCGGTCGCGCAGGTCGAAGCCGGCGGCACGCAGCCAGCGGATCGACAGCGCCTCGAACTGGTGGCCGGCATCGAAGATGCGGAGGATGTGGGCGTCGAAGTCCTTGTCAGGGTCCTTGGCGGTGTGGGTGACCTCGTAGACCAGCTTGCGCGCGCATGGCTCGCCGATGCGGCTGCCGCCGAGATAGTCGCGCGGGCGCTGCCGTGCATGTCGGTCCAGGATAGCCGCATCGACCAGCGCATTGACCCGTGAGGTGGTGTCGGCGCAGGCCGTGCGATCCTGTCCATAGATGCAGCCAGATTTATGGTTCAGGTCGATGATCACTGTCGCACTCTCAAAATGGCAAAGCGTCGTCCATCGGATCGCGCTGCGCGGCCTGGCGTTGCATCGAGTCCTGGAAGCCGTCGATGCAGGACTCGATGATGCGATCGATCTCGGCTGGGCTGCGGTCGTGAAACGGCCCCAATAGCCCGAGCTCCGTCAGGACGTCGGCGAAGTACCGCCGCGCATCCTTGATCGCTTGCGTTTCCATGCGGGTCTTATCGATCACGCCGTTGCATCTCCGTGCCAGCGCCGAACCAGGATCGAAGCAGCCGCCCGAGCAGAAGGCGTAGCTGGGGAAGCGATCGAAGCGGAGTTCATGGGTGTATCCATTGCCGCGGGCCTCGCGGCCGCACAGCACGCAGGTGTGGCGTGAGACCAGTTCCGCTCTCGTCGCGGTTGGCAGCTTGACCGTCGACCGGTCTGCCGCTCGCCGCGCTGCACTCGCCTGCCACTTCCTGCGCGCCATGCTGCCACCCGGTGCGCCGCGGTCAGCCGTTCAGCCAGGACGGGCCACCCACGGGCACCTGCGCGGGCGCCTGTGCGGGCGGCGGGACGGCCGGGGCTTGCGGCGCGACCGGCGCCCAAAGCGGCGCCTGGGCAGGCGTGGCCGCGGCTGTGACCGGCGGTGCCCAGGCCGGCGCGGTGGCCGCCACCGCCGCCGGGGCACGCGCCGTGCGCGTGCTGGGCTGCGCCGGCACCGACTCGCCGTCCATGATGCGCCGCCACTCCGGCTCGTTCGGCATCACCACACGGTCGAGCCGGTTGTTGTCGCTGTAGCGTGGATCGCTGGCGGCCTCGACGCGCAGCTTGGCCGCGAAGGTGATGTTCTGCAGGTCGGACAGCCCGCGCAGCATCCGCTTCGCCTTCGCCGCCTCACTCATGTCCTGCGGGTCGAGCCCGAGCGCGCTGTCGATCATCGCCCGGAACAAGCCCTTCGAGATCTTCCAGCCGATCGAGACCCCGTGCTCGTCCACCTTGCCGCCGGCGACGGTGAACATCTGCCAGAACTTGCGCTTGTTGTGCGGCCCGGCAACGACGGTGAACTCGCAGTCCAGCATGCGGACGTCGCTGCCGGGGGTCTTCGCTGCCTTGAGCAGCCCGCGGTCCGCCTCGCCCTGGCCATCGAGCCCACCTTTGCGGATGGACATTGTCGCCTTCACGAAGCTGCCGTCGGGGATGATGTCGGAGCCGCGCGGCAGTTCCGCATCGTTCATGTCGAAGGTCATGGGTCAGCCTTTCGCTGGGGAGTTAATCTTGCGGAGCAGGGCGCCGAGGTCGGCCGGCTCGGTCTCGTCGAGGCGGCCGGAGCGGTCCTTCGCCGGTAGGCTGAAGGCGGTGGCGGCGCGGCAGACCAGGCGCCGTTCGGTGCCGCGCTCCGGGTCGTGTCGCCAGGCATCACCATCCCGGCTGAACATCGCCATCGATACGACTTGGTCGACGATGCCCGGCAGTTCCCGGCCGGCCTTGCCGCCTTCCATTTGCGGCTGCCAGTTCACGCGCCCGAATTCGTCGGTGACACGCTCCAGGATGCCGACCATGATCGTGGTCTTGCCCGGCGCGTGTTGCAGGTGCTTGAGCAGGCCGATCGTCTCGCGGGCAAGCAGGCCGTAGGCGCCGCGCGTGTCCGGCTTGCCGGTCTTGTCGCTGAACGCCTCCGGCCGCGTCTTCGCCCAGGCCATGGCCTGGCGCGTGAGGTCGGTGATGCTGTCGACGAAGACGACCGACTTGCTGGCGATCAACCGCACCAGGTCGGGATAGGCGGTAGCGAGATGCTGGTAGTGCCCCTCGGAGAAGAAGCCATTCGGGTCAGCCGCCGGGTTCACCCCGCCGATCAGGCAGGCGATGTCGATCGCGTCGCTGAAGCTGCGCACGGGAATGCTGTCGCCGCGCCACCCCTGCACCGACTTGAGCCCGGCTTCGAGGTCGATGCAGACCGTCTCGGCATGCGGCAACGTGGTGAGAAGGTAGGTCTTCCCGACACCGCTCGGGCCGAACAGCGCCATGGTGGTCTTGTTGGCCGCGCGCGACAGGCGCTCGTCGGCACTGACGATGCGGAGTGCCATCAGTGACCCTCCGCCTTGGTGGTGATGGACAGCTTGAACGTCGGCCGGCCGGTCCGGACGGTGCGTGCCGGCTCGAAGACGGTGCGGATGCGCTCCGGCCACGCGGCGTAGGCGCGCTCGGCGACCTTGAAGCTGGTCTCGATATAGTCGGCCGGGTCCTCGCCGCCGGCGCGGATGCGATCGATGAGTGCAGCGAGGCGGGACTGGTCCCACTCGACCCGCTTCGGCAGTTCGGATGTGACCTCGACGGTGCCGTCGTGGAATCGGACGGTGCCGGTGTCCTTGCCTGCAGCGGCGCGCGCGGCAACGGCGCGCTGCTCGTAACGGAGCGCGATCGCGGCCTCGATCCAGTCCGCCATGCGTTTGGCGGCATCAACCGCGTCGCGGGCGTCGGCTTGCAGCAGCGCGAGGTGTTCGCCGGCCAGTGCGATCACATCGCCTACCGGCATGTGCCGCACATCGGCGAGCGTCGGATGATTCGATTGGGTTGTTGCCACTTACGCAGCCTCCTTCAACAGGACAGCGAGGACGTGCGGCTTGGGACGGCGCGGGCGGCGACGCGCGACGATGAGGTACTCGTAGTCCTCCTCGCCGTGCCGGCGCTGCAGCAGGTGCGCGAGGCCCGCGTCGGCCAGCAGCCAGGCCCGGTTGGCGAGCCGCACCAGCGCGAGCCGCTCGGGCTCCGGCAGCATCAGCGTCAGCGGCGAGACCTCGCGTGCGAGGAAGCCACGGTGATAGGAGATGCAGTCGCCAGGCGCCGCGGCGCCGAGCCACGTGCAGAGCGCCACCTCATTGAGCGGCGCCGCTGCGGCAGGGATGTCGGGGATGCAGATGTCCATACTGTTCTACTACTCACGCTCTCGACGATCTGTTTCACGCTGCCGAGGACACGCCCGCCGCGAGCAGCCGCAGACGCATTTCGTGCACCCGGCGGAACGCGGTGGTACGCGACAGCCCGGCCTGGGCAGGCGCGTGCGCGTCGCCACGCGCGAGAGCCGCAAGCAGCGGCATGTCGTCCGGGGACAGGGCCTGGCCGGCCCGCTCCAGGTCGAGGCGGCGCTCCAGCATGGCGATGCGATCTGTCGGCTGCCCGACCCAGGCGCCGTAGCCGGCGTCCTCGGCCAGCGCGGCGCCAATGGTCATTCCCTCGTCGCCGGGGAGCGGGTCATCGAGCGAAAAATCGGCACGACCGGCCCGCTCACGCCGGTGCCAGAGGGCCATGCGGGCAACGCGGTGCTTGAAGCAGGTCGCCGCGAAGCCACACAGCTCACCGCGCCCGGCGTCGTAGTCGGGAAGGCGCGCGAGCAGGTCCGTCAGCAAGTCCTGGCGGACGTCCTCCAACTCATGCGCGGCGAGGCGAAGCGAGCGGCACAGGCGGCGGGCATGCTGATCGGCAAGGCGATGCAGCGGTTCGAGGTCGGCGAGCGACAGGGATGGCGACATCGGCGGCTCCGGTCATCGGTGGTGATGACGGGAACCTGCCGGACCAGCCGGCGCCGATGGTGGGAGCAGCGTGGGACGATCGTGGGAGCAGCGTGGGAAGACGCGCCGGAACGGCATCAACCCCGGAGGTCGATATCCTCGGCCTGCAGCGTGAGGCGGTAGCGGCTGGGGTTCCGCCGGTTCTCGACCAGGCCGCTGGCGGTGGCCCGGTCAATGCCTGCGGAGACCATGGCGTCGCGCAACTCCCGCACGATATCCCTGATCTGGCGCGATCCCGGCATTGCTTGCCCCCGCCAGATGGCGTCCTCGATCCCCCGGACCTGAACGTCGTGGCGACCTGTCCTGGCGCGGTCGGCCAGCAGGGCCAGAAGGCGGAATGGCTGATCGGCGAGGGAGCACGCCCTGCCATCGAGGGTTACGGCCTGTGCGGCGCGGTCAATCACCAGCCGCGGCAGCAGGGCCGGACCGGGGACCAGCATGGTGGCGACCAGCGCGAACCCGCTTGCCGCCAGAGCCTCACTCACGGCAACCGCATGCACGCCGGCGTCACGAATGCGCATGCAATCCGCCGCGGCCACATCGTCCGGCAGAAGAATCGTCTTATCGGCTGCCGGCACGAGCGCGTGCAGAAGGGCGAGCAACCGGGTGTTCGCCGCCTGTGCGCGATCGAGCACCATCACCACCGCACGCCCGGCGGCGGTGCGCCCCACGTCCCAAACTCCGTCCACGATCGCCGCGGGCTCGCCGGCCAGGCCCGACGCCGCGGCAATCGCGCCGATCAGCGCGGCGGTATCGATCCGGAAACTGCGGATGTCGTGTGGCAGCAGGGTGGTATCGCGGGCATGATCCTCCGGGCACGCGGCGACCAGCGCACCGTTGATCTCGACGATGGGCCGGTCGCCACACGTCCCATCGCATGCCGGGCAGACCGGCCAGGAGTCAGCCGGCGATCGTTCGACCAGCACACGGCGCGCCAGCAACCAGTCGAACGCCCGGCCGAAATACGGTTGTGCCTCGCGGCCCCAGAGGACCGCCCCCGGCTTGCCGTCAGTCCGCCGCAGCAGCAGCTTCGCCAGGCTGTCGGACACGGCAGAATCCGTTGCGGTTCAGCAGTTCGATGACGCGTTGCTCGAACCGCTGGCGCTTGAACACCGCGATCGACGGCGGCTTGACCTTGACGGTCACCGTGGCGGGGCGGCCTCGTGCGGTGGCGAACTGGACTCGCATGACGATGTGCCCGATGCGGTAGAGCCCAGACCGGAACGCCAGATGACCGGCGAAGGCTGCAACGCACTCCAGCGCGTCGCCGCGGAAGCCCCTGGTGAGGTGCGATGCAACAGCGATCGGTGGACCGCCGGCCGGATCGGGGCCGAAGCGGTCGATCTGCACCTCCACGATCTGCGCGCGCAGGATGCCGAGAGGGTCGTAGGACCGGTCTACATCGAAGCACAGGCCGGCGCGTTCGATCGGCTCCAGCGTATAGAGGTCCTGGCAGTCCTCCCCGGCGAAGAAGCCGGGCCGGCCGAGCATGTGGGTCGCAAAGACCTCCGCAAGCTCCGCTCGGCGCGCCTTCGGCACGCCACCAATTCCGAGGCGGCCCGTGGCAATGTTGTAGGCCAGGACGGCGTATTCGAGGCTGCGGTAGCTGATGACATCTTCACGGTCGCCATCGACAACAGGGACGATCGAGACCGGCGCACCGTGTGTGACCACCAGGGTCAGCTGGCCGCCATCGTCGTACCAGCCGACGCGACAGTATGCGCTGCGGTGGTCGCGCCGAAACATTTCCGAGGCGGCGGTCTCAACCCTCGACTTTGATGCGGCATCAAGGCGCGGCTCAACACCTTCGTCGACGCCGACATACTCGGCGAGCGATGATCGCGCCTCGCGCGCCAGCAGGTCGGACGCGGCGTCGAAGATGCTGAGATGGTCGAGAAACGCCAGGATGGCGAAATGCTTCGGATCGAGCACGATCGGCTCGTCGCCCTCCGCCGGCGGCTCTCCAATGTGGACGCCGCGCCGGGCGGCGCGCTCCTGGAGCAGCCGCATGCCGTTCTCGTTGCCCAGTTCGGCAATGCGATGGAGGTCGGCTACGATCCCCTGCGGCAGTTGATCTTCGGGACCTTCGAAAAAATCCTGCAATGCCGCGCGGGCAACTGCAATTTCCTGATCAAAGACGTGCAGGTCGAATCCTACGCTGCCGGCAGGTTGCCGCTCGAACAGTCGCCTGAATAGTCGTAGGTCGACGGTCTTGAGGAAACGAGGATTGACGAACTTCTTGAGGTCACGTGACAAGCTGCACCCCGCGCGGCGTTCTCCCTATGTTCTAGCAAAGTGGTTACGTCTGAGTCGAATCCAATCTGCGGCGCCCGCGCGGGTGGAACAGGTCGCCGCCGGCCTGAGTAGATATTGAGGGTGAGACACCCATCATCCGTCATCCCCTTCGCCAACGCCCACCTCCCGCCCCACCTGCGCGAGGTGTCCGCCATCCTGGCCGCCGGCCTGCTGCGGCTGCGCAGCCGCACGGCCGAAGATTTCGCCCGTGACGCCGAACAGGCTCGGGGGTCCGGAGACGTTCGCCTACACTCCACCGCCCGGCAGCGCCGTTGTGCGAACCCCAGAGAAAGGGAACTCGCATGACGAAACGACAAACCAGTGCCGCAATGGTGGCAACCGTGCCGCAGCCGCCGGCGCCGGTCATCCCGACGATCCCGCCAGCGCAGGTCCTCCGCCGCTTGGCCGCGCTGCAGACCGCGTCCACTGCCGAGCTCAAGGCCGAGTGGCGACTGCTGTTCGGCACGGAGCCTCCTGCCTTCAACAAGCGCTACCTGCAGGACCGGCTCGCGTACCGGGTTCAGGAACTCGCGTACGGTGGGCTGAAGCCGGAGACGGTGGCCCGGTTGGAGGCACTCGGCGAACGGCTCGACGGCGGCAATGTGGTGCTGCGCCGCATCCGTGCCGACAGCCGTCCGCTGCCAGGCACGCAGTTGGTGCGCGACTGGAAGGGCGTCCGCCATGTGGTGACCGTGCTGCAGGACGGCTTCGAGTTCGAGGGGCGGCCATATCAGTCCCTGTCCGGGATCGCCCGGCATATCACAGGAACTCGCTGGAACGGCTGGACCTTTTTCGGAATTCGTTCGCGAGGTGAAGCATGACCCGCCGCACGCGCACCGAACCGCCAATGCCGCCGACCACGAAGAAGGTCCGCTGCGCAGTCTACACGCGCAAGAGCACGGACGAGGGTCTGGACAAGGAATACAATACGCTCGATGCACAGCGCGATTCTTGCGAAGCCTACATCACCTCGCAGCGCGCTGAAGGCTGGATGCTGCTTCGCGACCACTACGATGATGGCGGCTTCTCCGGTGGCACATTGGAACGCCCGGCCCTGAAGCGGCTGCTCGCCGACATCGAGGCCGGGCAGGTCGACGTGATTGTGGTGTACAAGATCGACCGCCTGAGCCGGTCCCTGATGGATTTCGCCAAGCTTGTGGAAGTATTCGACGCACACAACGTGACCTTCGTGTCTGTAACGCAATCGTTCAATACGACGACCTCTATGGGCCGTCTGACGCTCAACATCCTGCTGAGCTTCGCCCAATTCGAACGCGAGGTCATTGGCGAGAGAATCAGGGACAAATTCGCTGCGTCCCGCGCCCGCGGCATGTGGATGGGGGGCACGGTGCCGCTCGGCTACGACGTGAAAGACCGCAAGCTGGTGGTGAACGAGACGGAAGCCCCCTGCGTCCGCCGTGCGTTCGAACTGTTCGCCGAGACCGGCTCCGGGGTCGAGACTGTTCGCCGGCTGCGGGCCGAGGGGATTATCACCAAGTCGGGCCGGCCGCTCGACAAGGGCACCCTCTACAAGCTGCTGCACAACCGCACCTACGTCGGCGAAGCCGCGCACAAGGGCAAGGTTTATCCCGGCGAGCATCAGGCGATCGTGCCACGCGACCTGTGGGACCGAGTGCACACGGTCATGCAGGTCAGCCCCAGGGCGCGGACGAACGAAAACCGGGCGCAGACGCCGGCGCTGCTGCGCGGGCTGATCTTCGGCGCCGACGGCCGCGCGCTGTCGCCGACCTACTGCAGGAAGCGGGGGCGCCTCTACCACTACTACGTGGCCCAGCGCGTGCTGAAAGCCGACGCCGCCGGCGACGAACGCATCGTGCGCCGGGTGTCGGCGGCCGAGATCGAGCGGGCGGTCGTCGACCAGGTCCGGGCGCTGCTGCGTCAGCCGGAGATCATCGTCGGCACTTGGGGCGCCGCGCGCGCCGAGTCGCCAGACCTGACCGAAGAGGAGGTGCGCGAGGCGCTCACCAGCCTGGAACCGCTGTGGGACCAACTATTCCCGGCCGAACAGGCGCGAATCGTCCGGTCGCTGGTGGAACGGGTCGACGTCAGCAGGGGCGCGGCCGACATCCGGCTGCGGGTGGAGGGGCTGGCCAGCCTGGTCCGTGACCTGGGCGCCGCGGCTCGGAGGGCGGCGGCATGACGGGACTGACCACCATCACCGTCCGGGTGCCGCTCACCGTGCGGTCACGCCCGGGGCGGAAGACGGTCGTGACGTCCGGCGGCCACACCGCCACGCGCGCTGATCCGGCGCTGGTCAAGGCGCTGGCCCGGGCGTTCAGGTGGAAGCGGATGCTGGAGGATGGCAAGCGCGCTTCGATCAGCGAGATCGCGGACGCGGAGAAGATCGACCGCGGCTATGCCGGCAGCATCCTCCGCCTGACGCTGTTGGCGCCGGACATCGTCCAGGCGATCGTGGACGGGCGCGAGTCGACGGGCCTGACGCTGCCGAGGCTGCTGGAACGGTGGCCGGTGGAGTGGGACGGCCAGCGCATCCAACTCGCTCATCCCATCGAAATTCGGTGACTTGCGTGCCCAACAAACGATGGGCATCCGAAGTGCGTCGTGACCTTCGGCAAGGTGGCGTCATACGATATGCTTTGTAAGCCGCGGTCACTTTTCCTCTCGAAATTTCTGTGCACGTGAC